ATATGAAAACCTGTTTCAGCTCTCGCAGCGGACTGGCGTGGCAGTGTCTGAAAGCGCCGGAGCATTTTCGCGCTTTGCGATTGCTGCGCGCGACATTGGCGCGACGAATGACCAAGTGCTTGCCCTGGTGCGCACCGTGCAGCAAGCCGGCATTGTCGCTGGCGCCACCACACAGGAAACCTCGGCCACTGTCATGCAGCTTGGCCAGGCTTTGGCCTCTGGCGTGTTGCAAGGTGATGAGCTTCGCTCGCTCCTTGAAAACATGCCGACTCTGGCGGAGGCGCTGGCGCGCAACCTGGGCGTCGGCGTCGGTGAACTTCGCAAGATGGGTTCGGAAGGTAAGCTGACGGCCGATGTTGTGCTGCCCGCTTTGGTGCGGGCTGGCGAACAGATCAGCGCTACTTTCGATCAAATGCCAATCACCATGGGCCGCGCTTTTTCCATTCTCGGCGAGTCTATGGCGCGCTTCCTGGGCGATCTGGACCGGGCGCTTGGCTTGTCTCAGGGGATTGCGCGCACAGCCCAGGCGGCGGCGTTGGCGTTGAATGCGGGGCGCGTCGCAGTAGGCCTGGGCACGCCAATGGAGCAGGCGGAAGCGGGGTATGATCGCGGTCAGCAGCATGTTGGTGCGCTTGATGCGCGGTTGCGGGATGTTGACGCTGCGATTGAGTCTGCGCGCAGTAACCTGATCCCACAGGGATTGTCGGATCAAAGGCTGGCGCTGGCGCAACGTGTGGCGGATCAAGACCCTGCGGTAGCTGCGTTGCGTCGCCAGCGAGCCTCTGTGGCAAGCGAGCGTGAAGCAGCGATCCGCGAGCTTCAGCAATTTATAGAACAGCGCAATCGCCTTGAACGGGAAGCGCAGGAAGCCGGTGATGCGGAAACCTTCACGGCGCAACAGCGGCAGATCGCATCGCAGCGGCAGGCGGCTGAACGGCGGCTTTCTGATTTGCAAGATGCGCTGGAGAAAGACCGCCGCGCCAAAGCCGAACATCAGCAGCGCGTGCAACAGATTGATGATCTGGCGCGTCGAGGCATCATTGACGCGACTGAGGCAACCCGGCTGCGAACCTTGGCGGATACCGCGCGCGATGAAGCGCTGGCTAAACTGACTGAAACGCAAGCGCGCGCGAACGAGACGGATCGCGATGCGCAGCGGCTCATTGAACGTGGGATTTCGCTGGCCGAAAGTGCTGCCAGCGAGCATGAAAAATTTGCCGAACAGGTGCGTGCCCTGGAAGCGGCGCAGGCGGCTGGCCGCATCACGCAAGACCAATATAATCGCGCGGTCGGCCAGCTTGATCCGGAAGCGCGCCGCGCGTCTGAAGCAATGCAGCGCGCGCGGCAGGAAGCGGAGCAATTTGCCAATCGATCGCGCGAAGCCATGGCCAGCATTGGCGAGAATGCGCTAGATCGGATTGGTTCGGGCATCGTCACCGCTTTTGCTGTTGGTAAAAGGGCGGTGATTGACTGGGGCACCATCGCCCGCCAAGTCATCGCAAGCGTTGCGACGGATATGGCAAAGCTTGCCATTGTCAATCCGCTGGTAAATGCAGTATTTGGTTCATCGCGACCAACGCTGATGGGTGCCGCGGGGCAGTCTGGGCAGATGCTGCAACTGGCATCATCGGTCGGCGGCGGTGGTGGCGCCAGTGCGGCTACAGGTGGCGCCAGTGGCGGGTTGCTTTCTGGTGTTGCTGGCTTTCTCTCTATGCCGTTTTACTCGCAATCCGGTGGCTTTTTTCCATCTACTGCTGGCAATGCGGGCGGTGCAGTAACCGTGCAAGCCATCGGTCCACCTTCCGGACTTCCAGGTTTTTCGCCCGGCGTCGGCCCATCAACAACTGCACCGGCACAGGCCGGCACAGCAAACGCTGGTGCAATGACAATCGGAGGTGCGTTTGGCGCTGCTGCCATGGGTTTTGGCGCTGGCATGGCGGCAGGCAGCTTCACAGGTCAAATGCGCGGCACGGCTGATCCGACCACTGGCAGCGCCATTGGCGCTGGTCTTGGCACGGCGGCAGGCTTTGCGTTGATTCCTGTCCTTGGCCCTGCTGGCCCAATTATCGGCGGCGCGGTCGGCGGTGCGATAGGCGGCATGTTTGGCCCGACACGAAGTGGCATGGCTCGACGCTCTGGCGGCGATGTGTTCCTCGGCGTGAATGCGGACGGCCAATTGATCATCACCAGTGCGGCCGGCAAGCGTTTTGATGAGGCTGGTGCAAGGGCTCAGGTGCAGCAGCAGCTCGACGCCATTAACCAGCAAACCGCGGCGCGCGGATTAACTTTTGCTGCACCTGGACAGCATGCGGTAGGCTTTGGCCCCGCCTCAAGCTCGCCGCGCGAATTGTCCATGACTGCGCTCGTATCGCAATTGCGTAGCAGCAACGCTAATCAGATGACCGCCTTCGGCACCATCGCCGGGCGCGGCGGCAATCTTGAACAGGCATTGCAGGCGGCAGATTTTGTTACGCAAGTCTTTGAACCTCTCGGCACGGCGGCGGAGCGCAGCAGCTCTTTCAAGGCTGCAATAGATGCGCTGACTAAAACTTATGACGACGCCATCGCCAAGGCGCGTGATCTTGGATTAAGCGAAGCTGATCTTACGTCGCAGCGGGCGGAACGCATCGCCAAGCTTGAAGCCGATCGCGCGCGCGATCTGGACATTATTGACCGGAACCTTGGCATTCGACGCATGACACTTTCAGGCGATACGCGCGGCGCGGGCTTGGGGCAATTTGACTTGCAGGCGGAAGCCGAATTGCGCGGCTTCCGTGAGCAACTTTTCCAGCTTGGGCTTGAAGAAACGGGTTCGGAGTATGTGCAGCGCGTGGTTGCACTAGAGCAAACCATAGCCGATGAACGACTTGCCGTGATGCGCCAATTTGATAACCAAATGCGCGGCATCACTCAGGGCCTTCTTGAAAGCCTAGTCCTTGGCGATCTGGGCGCCCTGCCGCTTGAAGCCCGCTATGGTGCTGCGCTGGCGTCTTTATCAGCAGCGCAGCAGCCTTTGCTAGATGGCGCAACGCCGGATGAATTGGCCGAGTTTGCGCGCGTGGCGCAAATTGCGCTGCCCATCGCCAAGGATTTTTTGGGCGTGTCGGGTTCCTTCGCGGAGCTAGTTGCCGATGTCGCGCGGACGCTTCGCACGGCAGCACCTGGCAGCGATCCGGCCAATCTTGGCGCGATGCTGGAAGCGCAAGTCAGCGGCGCTGATCGGCTTGAATTGGCAGTGCTTTCCACTGGCCAACAACAAACCGCCGTGTTGGAAAGCCTGCTGTCTGAATTGCGTCGGCTAACTGCCCAGAATGAAGCAATCTTGGCCCGCGCTACTGCCTGAACGGGGTGAAACATGCCGATCCTTGCCTATCGCGCAAAACAAAGCACTGACACAAGCGGCACCGGAACGCTAGTGCTGAATGCCGCCGCGTCCAATGCGCGCAGCTTTGAAGCAGCCTTTGGCGTGTCATCTCGCCGAGTGCAATACGTCATTTCATGGGCGACAGGTTTTGAAATTGGCCTCGGCGATTTCGACGGGGGAAACCCTGGCAGCCTGACGCGCGCGACTGTGCTTGCATCGTCTAATGCGAACGCCTTAGTCACATTGCCTGCTGGCACCAAAGATGTCTTCACTGCCTTTGATCCTGCCGCGCATGAGGTGGTGAGCATCGCCGGCACAGCTACACTCGCGCTTGCGGATGTCGGCAATACGGTGGTGTTTACTGGTTCATCGGCGGCAACTTTGAATTTCCCGGCGGTGGCAACCGTGCCGATTGGCGCAGGCTTCATGGTTTTGAACCAGGGCACGGCGGCGCTCACGCTTGATCCGAACGGTGCGGAAACGATCAATGGCAGCCCGACGCTGGTGTTGCAGGCTGGTGGCATGGCATTTGTGCGGCGCGTTTCTGGCACATGGTATGCTGGAGTGTTCAGTGCTTCAGTGTTAGGGCTGGCGCTCATCGGAGCGATAAGTGCGGGCGCAGCGTTTGACATAATGAGTTCACCATCAGTTAGCGTCGCAAGTGCTGCTACAACAGCCCTCGGTGCCGCCAATTCTGACAAGGTGGTGATTACCGGCACAACTACGATCACGTCATTTGGCACAGTTGCAGATGGCCGCATGCGGCAGATCCGGTTTGCTGGCGCGCTGACGCTTACACATAACGCTACTTCGCTAATCTTGCCAGGCGCGCAGAATATCACCACTGCGGCAGGCGATACAGCGCTGGCATTTAGCGAAGGCAGCGGCAATTGGCGCGTAGTGGCGTTTCAAAAAGCAAACGGATTGCCAGTCATAGTGCCTGCAACACTTCAAACATTATCTTCCGGTTCAGATGCAGCGCCCGCGCATAGTTTTTCTGGCGATCCAAATACTGGTGCCTATAATCCTGGCGCTGATCGGTATGCCATTTCAACCAATGGCGTGAGACGGCTCGAAATTACCGCAACAGGCGATTTGCAATTTAACAATGGATACGGCTCAGTCGCTACAGCGTTTGGGGTCCGCGCTTGGGTGAACTTCAACGGCACCGGCGCGGTGGCGATACGCGCTTCTGGAAATGTGACATCCATTACAGATAATGGGACTGGCGATTATACCATCAACTTCACCAATGCCATGCCGGATGCAGATTATGCTGTTCTTGGCACTGTTCAAGGTGTGTCGGGTGCCCATATCGCACAGTTGGTCGCGCCACACCACAGCCATGCTCCCACAACATCTAGCCTACGCATATTGACGGGTGGCCTTAGCAGCTTGCCCGATGATCGCGAACGAATCTGTGTTGCAGTTGTGAGGTAACCCATGCAAGTCATCATCTTCCCAAACCTAACTTCAATTGCGAGGTAACCCATGCAAGTCATCATCTTCCCAAACCTAACTTCAATTGCGATCATGCGCCCGCTTGATTGTGGCCTCCCGCTGTCTGAAATTGCGCGCAAGGATGTGCCATTCGGTGTGCCGTATCGCATCATTGATGCATCTGCCATTCCCGAAGATCGCACATATCGCGATGCTTGGACTGCGGATTTCAGCAGCCCAGACGGTCATGGTCTTGGGCCGCAGCGCTGGTGGATAGAAAAATACAGCGCAGAAATTGCTTTGCTCGAAGCAAAAGAACTGCCGGATGATGCCACCGAGGCTGGACAGTTTGAGGCGGATCGCGCCGCGTCCATAACCCATTTTGAAGCCTGCATTGCACAAATGAAGGCGGAGGTTTTGGAATTGGAAAAGGTGACGCTATGATCATCACGATTGATCCGGTAAAGGCTCAGGCAATCCAGCGCCGAAGCCTGTCCACAATCACTGCGCGCCAGCTTCGCCTTGCGCTGCGCGGCCTAGGCTTGACTGGCGCGCAAGTTGAAGCGGCGATTGCCGCGATGCCCGGCTCCGATATGGAACGCGAAGCCGCGCTTATCGAGTGGGAATATGCAACCACCTTCCAGCGCCAGCATCCGCTAATCGTCGCGATTGGCGCTGCGCTTGGCATGACTGACGCGCAGATAGATGCGGCCTGGCTGCACGCGGCCACACTGTAATGCTTGGCGATGACGCGCGCGCCATGGATGCGCCGGCATTTCTCGGCGGCAGTATGTCCAATGCAGCGCTGGCAACACGGCCTAGCTTGATCCTTGGCCCGCAACCCAAGGCCACCGTGCTGCTGCTCGAAATCGCCATTCGCACCCCGAAGGATGTACCGCCGCCAAGCATCATTAGCGACGGGCTGGTGCTGCATTTTGATATTGCCAATCCGGCATGTTACCCAGGCAGTGGTCTGGCCTTCACGGATCTGAGCGGCAACGGCAATCACGGCACCCTGACCGGTCCCACGAATATTGCCGATGGTGCGATCAATTTTGACGGCACCACCAACCTCACCACCACCACCCTGATCTCCATCCCGCAAAGCTTTACCGTCGGCGTCTGGTTCCGTACCTCCGCCGCGCTTGGGCGCAAGCTGATCGGGCTGGAAACACAGCAGATCAATGTGTCGGCTTTTTATGATCGGCATTTTTATGTCGATACCGCCGGCCAATTGCGCTGGGGCCAGGGCCATCCAGGCGATGGAACATTCACTTTCGTCTACGGCAATGTCATTGATTATGAATGGCGCTACGCTGTAGTGTCCTTCAACAATGGCGCCATGCTGCTCAGCATGAATGGGCAGGTCATCGGCAATGTCAGCACGGGAGCGCAGCCCTTTAATGGCTATTGGCGCATTGGCGGGCAAACCCTGGGGGGCTGGCCCTCGGCCAACTCGGGCTTTTTTGTTGGCAGCATTGCGGCGGTGGAAATCTACAACCGTTCGCTGGTGATCGCGGAGATCAAACAGAACTTCAACATCAACCGGGAACGCCTTGGGCTATGATCGGCTTTGACGCCCTTGGCATGTTGGCGCCGGCCTTTCTGCCGCATGCCTTTGTCGCGCCCGAGCAAATCGCGACGCTGTGCCTGGCCTCGGCCGGCTTTGTCTCGGCGCCGAGCGATACCCCGGCGCTGGCCTTCTATGAACCGCGCATTCTGGAGGATATCGAAATCGGCCAATCCGCTGCGGATGCCTTGGCCGTCGGTGGCAGGGTGGCGCTGACAGTCTCGGAAATCGCGCTGGCGGATGGTGATAATTTCGCTGCCGATCTGGCGCGCTATGGTGTTGCCGATGGTCGTGCCGTGCGGCTGCTCAGCTTGCCGGTGCTGAATCCGCGCGCGAGTGATTTTGGCACCAGCCTTGCTGCCGCCAGCCTGCCGTTCATTGGAATTCTGCGCGGCGTGGAACGGGGCGGCGATTTCCGTGCCAGGTTGGCGCTAGGTGATGTGACGGAGCGCATGGCGACGCAATTGCAGCCGACGCTCTATCAAGGCACAGGCGGGCAGGAAGGCGCCGCAGAATTGAAGGGTCGCCCCAAACCTGTCACGCTTGGGCAGGTTTTCAATATCGGCCCGGCGTTTCTGGGCAACATTGATCTTGGTGCGGGCAGCCTGCCGACATATCAAAGCCATTGGCGCGCAATCGCTGGGCATGACACCATCCGCATTCGCGGCGTGTCTCAAACCATTGTCACCGGAACGCCTACGGTCGGGCAGGCGCGCGATTGGCCTGCGCTCGGCATGTTTCAGCTCGGCAGCGCGCCAGATGGCGACGTGACCGCCGATTTGCGCGGCGATACCACGCCGATCTATGTGAATACTACTGCCGCCATTTTGCGCCGCATGTTGGAAACGCTTGGTGGCGCTTTCGTGGCAGCCGAGTTTGACGCGGACGCCTGGGCCTTTGCTGAATTTGACCTGCCGGGCACGGTTGGCTTCTACCAAGGCGCGACCGCCACGACGACGCTTGCAGCGGCTAAGGATATGCTCGCCGGCACTGGCGCCATGCTTGCAGGCGGGCGGGGCGGAAAACTGCGCTTGGCTGATCCCTTGGCGACTGACGCAGCGCAATTGGACTTGCCATCATCCTGCATTCTGGCCTGCGAGCCTTTGCCATTGCCTGCCACGATGCGTCCTTTGCCGCGCGCTGTGGCCGTGCGGTGGTCTCGGAATTATTCGCCGCTATCAAATATTGCGGGCGCTGTGGCGGCGGCGGATCGGCAGCGCTTGTCTCAGGAAAGCAGTTTTGCCCGCGCGGAAAGCGGCCTCATAACCTCGCGGGTGGCGCAGCAACGTGAAATCACTTTTCCGGCTGCGTATTTCACAGAGCCCGATGCGCTGGCGCGAGCAAAAAAATGGCGTGCCGTCCTGGAAGCTGGGCCGCGCATGGTGCGCGTGGTGACAGACCGATATCTTGGGCAAATTGAGATAGGGCAGATCGGGCGCATCACCTATCCGGCTTTTGGTCTTGACCAAGGCTTCACGGGTGTTGTCGTGGGCTGGCGCGAAAGCCTTACGCAACGCCGCATCGAAATCACACTGTGGGGGGCGGGCTAATGCCGGCTGCGTTTTTGTATCAGGACCGCGTGGCGGCTGGCACAGTCACATCAGCGCAGGCGACGCTGGCCACCATGCCGATTGGCAACCTGCAAGACCCTCAGCCCAGGCGCCGGGCGAGCTTGGTTGGCGGCGCGGTGGCGATTGACGTGGACATGCTTGCCGCCGTGCCGGTGGATTGCGCGGCGCTGATTTCCACCACGCTTGACGTTAGCGCTACGATACGGCTGCGCCTTGCCAATGTGGCAAATTTCGCCACCACGCTTGCGGATACCAGCGCCATTGCAGCTGAGGTTTCCGATGAGGGCATGGGCAATGTCATTGTCACGCTTTCGGCGCCAGTGACCGCGCGCTATCTGCGGATTGACCTGGCCCATGCGGCTGCTTCTGTTGATGTTGGTATCTTGGCCGCCGGTGCGCTTTGGCGCGTTGCGCGCGGTATGGCGTATGGCATCCAGGAAGGCCGCGTGATGCTAGATAGACGCGACAGAAATTTTTTGACGGGTGCGGAATTCCCTGTGCCGGCCATCGCCAATCCGCGCATGGCAACCTTCACATTGCCTTCGCTTTCCACATCAGAAGCGCGAAATCAACACCGCGAAATGGTGCGGCTGCTTGGCGCGGCGGGCGATGCGCTTTGGATACCGGAGCTGACGGATAGCCTGGCGGAGCGCAACCGCCGCGCGCTTTGGGGGGCGATGAATGTGCCAGGTGAAGATGCGGCAGTAGTTCGGACAAGCCTGCCGCTATCATCGCGCGCCTTCCGCATTGTCGAACGCATCTAAGGGAATTGCCATGCCTGAAGAAAGACGCGCGATGTCGCCCGAGGTCATTGAAGACATGATCGCACGGGCGGCCAGGCGTGGCGCTAAGGAAGCGCTGGAATCAATCGGCCTTCATGATGCTGACGCTGGCAAGGACATGACCGAGTTGCGCGGCTTGCTGGAGGCTTGGCGATCCGCAAAACGCACAGTCTGGAAGCAGGTGGTGCAGACTATCACCGTTGCGGTGCTGGGCGCTATTGCGGCTGGCGTGGTGCTGCAAGTGAAGGGCCTGAGATAATGGCTTACGTTCTCCCGGCTGTTTATCAGGTTGGCACAGAGGGCGTTAATTCCACCAGCGTTACATTTGAAGTATGGTTCACGCCAGCCGACGGGTTGGAAGCTGGCGACTATATTATGGTCTGCGCCAGCAACCAGACCGCCACAGCAACCGCGCTTGACCTGACCAGCACTACAGGCAGTTGGACAAAGTTTGACGGTGTTGATCCGCCGCGCGTTGGAACGTCTATGCGCTCTCAGATTTGGTGGCACAAATATGATGGCACCACCTTGCCGAGCGCGCCAACAGTCAGCAACGGCGCGAATGCCGCTTGGACCGCAGAGGCATGGGTTGTTCGCGGCGCGCCTGACGTTAATGACCAGTCATGGATTGACGTGAGCGCGCGAGTAGATCAGGGCACTCAAACGCGCGTCAATACCGTGCCCAGCGTCACCACCACTGAACCTGACGCATTGCTGCTGACAGTTTTCACTAGCACCGGCTCTGCGGCTTTTGAAACTCCCAACCGTTTCTGGGGCGAAGATTTTCTTGTGGGCCGCGCGCAAGACAACTCCGCTACTTCGTCACCCGCACAGCGCGTCATCGTAGCGAGCAGAGCGCAATTCACTGCGGGCGCAACACCGGCTTATGATTATGTAAGCGGCGTGGCGAATGGCGTTAGGTGTCAGTATTGGGTGATCGCAATAAAAAACAAAGTAGGTGGGTCAAAGCCAATCGGCATCCTAAACCCGCCAACCCGCGTCACCGATTATTTTGAAAACAACACGTTCACCACCGGCGCAAGTGTTTTCACCAGCCTTTCTACCATTCATGCCACGATTGATGGCCAAAGCACATTTGCGCCTGCAACCATCGGCAACGTAAGTTCAACGCAAGGTCTGATTACGAACAACCCTCCAATCCTGTTCTGGTATCGCACATTCAGCTTATCACCGCCTGCCGCCACCACCGGCGTGTCCGGGGTGCGGTGGGATTTGCCTGCTGCGACCGACTATACTACCGGCCTGTGGACGCTGTTCGTGCAACGGGCAAGTGCCGCGCAAGACAGCCTAGCAGGCATCTACCATTATTTTGAAGATAACAACGGCAACTGGGCCGTCTATCAATTCCTAACGCGCATTGAAGGCGCGTTGTTCAACACTCTCATTCGCCACTTGCCCGACGAGACGGCAATTGATGGCAGCGTGACTCCTGTGGACCTCAGCGACATTACTAAGCGCGGGGTGGCGTATAGACAGACTACCGCTAACACCGCCGCACGGGCTTTTATCTTTGGTCGTGAGTGCATCCAGCCATTTTCGTCGCCCCTGACGCTGATTGGTGGCGGACCAGACAATCCGATAACCGCGCGCACCGTGGCGCAAATGCTGGACAGTGGCGCAGGCTGGCGGTTGGCTTTTGCTCAAGGGCAAGGGCAGCAGGTTATCACAATGCCGTATCAGCTTGGGGATGGCACGGTAGCAACCTATGTAGACGACGAAGCGCAGGCGCTTGAATATCCGAGCGTCGGCGGCGTTTTGGGCTACAGCGTCCAGAACGGTCGGCAGGAAATCCGCATTAAGGCAAGCGCATCAGATACGATTTTGTTAGACGCAGGCATCAAAGGCACGGCACTACCGCACCTGCTGACGTTTGACGCGGCGACAAACACCAGCGCAACTTATGGTATGGCCGGAACATTTCTTGGTTGGGTTCCGACACTCAAGACGGGACTGACGCTGCGTGGTGGCACCTACAT